TCTTTCAGAGTTAATCAAATCAGATACTGCAATAAGGAAAGGCATTAACAATAATCCTAATGCAGAACAAATAGAAAAACTAAAAGCATTGTGTGAAAATATTCTTCAACCAGTACGTGATCATTTTGGCAGAGTTAAAATTACCAGTGGTTTCCGTAGCGTAGAGTTATGCGAAGCTATTGGCAGCTCAGCTAGGTCACAGCATGCAAAAGCTGAGGCGGCAGATTTTGAATGTATTGGAGTAGACAACGCTGAACTATTTGATTGGATTAAATCTAATCTTTCGCCAGATCAATGCATACTTGAGTTCTACACTCCTGGCGAACCCAACTCGGGCTGGGTTCACTGTAGCTGGATTGAAGGAACACCAAGAGCATCTTATCTATGGGCTTATAAAAGTGAAGGAAAAACTAAATATAAACCAATTATTGGCAAAGCTAAAGACATCGTTTAATCCTATTGCTAAAAATCTAAGGTCTAGAACTTACAAACCAAAAGTGATACAATCCAAGAAGTTGTACAACCGCAAGAAGGAGAAACATGCCTCTTACAAAAAAAGGAAAGAAAATTATGAAAGCCATGAAAAGTGAATATGGTAAAAAAGAAGGTGAAAAAGTTTTCTATGCTTCAAAAAATAAAGGCAAAATCAAAGGAGTAGAAAAAGCAGCTATGGGTAGAGCTATGTTTAAACAATCTACTTCTAAAGCTCCAGGCGATGCACAAATGAGAGTTAAAGAACCTTATAATGGAAGCTACATACATTCAGAAATAGATGGTACTAAAATTTCAAATAAAAGTTATGAAAAATACTATGGGTCTTTATTGAAGGGGTTTAAAAGATAATGGCTACATCAGGAACTACAGCATTTAATTTAAATATCGATGATATTATTCAAGAAGGATACCAAAGATGTTCAGTCACTACTTCTTCTGGTTATGATTTAAAATCAGCAAGAAGAAGTTTAGATTTATTATTTGCTGAATGGGGTAATAGAGGTATTCATTTATGGAAAGTGGCATTACATGAAGCTACGCTTGTATCAGGACAAGCAGAGTATACTGTGTCTTCAGATGTAAGTGATGTTCTTGAAGCTTTTGTTTCATCAACTGCTGCTGCTGCAGATAATGCAAATACACAAGATATTTCATTAACTAAAATAGATAGATCTGCATATGCAGCTCTTCCAAACAAACTTGCAACAGGACAACCATCACAATATTATGTTCAAAGGCATAAAACACCTAAAATTTATTTATACCAAGCACCTAATCTAAGCACTTACACTGTATTAAAATATTATGTCATAAAAAGAATAGAAGATGCAGGAGCATATACAAATGATTCAGATGTTGTTTACAGATTTTTACCATGTATGTGTGCAGGGTTAGCTTATTATTTAGCTATGAAAGTTGCACCACAATTAGTGCAACAAAACAAACTTATTTATGAGGATGAATTGAAAAGAGCTTTGGATGAAGATGGACAAAGAACATCTACATACCTTTCTCCACAATCATTTTATCCTAGTGGAGTTTAATAATGGGAAAATTAGCTACAGGAAAAAGATCATTAGCTATTTCTGATAGATCAGGTCAAGCTTTTCCATATACCGAAATGGTAAAAGAATGGAATGGCTCTCTTGTACATATATCAGAGTTTGAACCTAAACATCCCCAGATAAGAAGAAGACAGGCTGTAAGTGATGCAATAGCATTACAAAATGCTAGACCACAGAGATTTCAACAACCAACCGTTGAATTTGCAAACGATATTACATCATCAAACTCTGGAGGTGCATCTGTTGGTGTTGCTAATTTAACTTTACCAGGAGATTTTGCATTTAAAACACAAGAGTTTGAAGTAACGAGTAATGGAATTACTACTACAATTCATAGTATGATTCCTGAAGATCCTTCAATACAAAATAGACGAAGAGAATTAATTTCAATAATAGGTTCAGTGGGGGTAACAATTACATAATGGCTATTACACATGCAAGTTTTTTAACACAAGTACGAAACTATACAGAAGTAGGTTCATCTGTATTGAGTGATTCTCAGATACAAGAATTTATTAGAAATGTTGAATTAGATGTTGCCGGTAAAGTTGATTATGATGATTTAAGAAAATATGCTACATCTACATTCACTGCTGCGAATAGAGCTGTGACATTACCTTCAGATGTTTTGATTCTTAGATCTATAGAACGAATTGATTCTAGTGGTAACAGAGAATTTTTAGAAAAAAGAGATACAAGTTTCATATCAGAATTCAATGGAACAAATACGCAAGGAACACCAAAATACTACGCAAACTGGGATGATTTTAATGTTATTGTAGCTCCTGTTCCTGCTGCTGCAGATACTGTGCAAATTAATTATATAAAAGACCCACCAAATTTTACTTCTTCTAACAACACATTCTTATCAACATATCAAGAATCGATGCTTTTGCACGGTGTCTTAGCTGAGTGTTTTAGGTTTCTAAAAGGACCCATGGATATGTACAAGCTCTATAATGATAAGTATAATGAAGAAATACAGAATTTTGCTCTACAACAAATGGGCAGAAGAAGACGTGCGGAGTATGACGATGGTGTGCCAAGAATAAAAGTACAGTCGCCATCTCCAAACACAACATATTAAGGAGAATATAATGGCTATAACAACTAACGCAATTTGTGATTCTTTTAAAAAAGAATTACTTCAAGGTAAGCACGACTTTGATACATCATCAGATACTTACAAACTGGCAATGTATACAAACTCTGCAACATTAGGTAAGTCAACAACTAACTACACAACTGGAAACGAAGTTTCTTCACCATCAGGATACTCTGCTGGTGGAAAGGCTCTTGTTAATCAAGGTGTAAAAGTTTCATCTTCAGTAGCGATTACTGATTTTGCTGATTTATCATTTGTAGGTGTTACACTTACTGCAAGAGGTGCATTAATTTACAATACTACAACTGACGGTGGTTCTAACACTACTGATGCAGTTGCTGTATTAGATTTTGGTGGAGATAAAACTGCAACGTCTGGAACGTTTACAATTCAGTTCCCTGCGTTCACAACATCTGCTGCTATTTTAAGATTGTCTTAATAAAAAGGTACCGGTGCTATGGCAGAGTATACTTATACAGTAACCGTAGCATCGGGAAATCTATATGGCGGTGGAACAGGCAACGTTTTTTATTTAAACGGTGCTAGAAACTCTACAGGACCAGGAACAGTTTCTTGGGTTCAAGGTGGTACATTAAGATTTGATCAAAGTGAAGGCACCAACGATAACCACCCATTAATATTTTCTACAAACACAAGCACCTCTGGAATAATTTCATCGGGAGTCACTTACTATCTCGATGGAGCTAGTAATCAAGCAAACTACACCAATACAACAACCTTTAATGCTGCAACAACTAGATATGTTGAGATTACACCATCTTCTCAAACTGATTTTTATTATCTTTGTTATGTTCACGGAATTGGTATGGGAGGTATTTTTGATATTACCTCTACCACATGGGGTGCATTATCATGGGGAGAAGGTTTATGGGGAGAGTCAGGAAACATGGATGTTTCAGTTACTGGAATATCTACGGCATCAAATATTGGTTCGTTACAATCTGTAACAGGTGGTGTTGATCAAGACGCAACTGCGCAAACTTTATCTTTTTCACAAGGAACAACTGTTGCTGGTACTTCAGTATTAATAGAAAATCCAGGACCAGTTACTGCATCATTAGGAATTGGTCAAGTTATAATTGGTATAGGTGCAGCTACCTCTGGAATGGAATTAGCATCTGCTATTGGAGCTGCTACTGTTGATGAATCAATTTTAACAGGAGAAGGTTGGGGTAGAGCAGCTTGGGGAGAATTTGCATGGGGTGTAAATTACTCTGTTGCTCCTACTGGACAAACTTTAGCATCTGCTATTGGAGAGGAAACCGCATTTACAGATGTAACTGTAAGCGTAACAGGTCAACAATTAACAGCAACACAAGGTTTATTCTCTCTTGTAGGAGATTTTGGAATTGTAGTTTTTGCTGCTGAAGACCAATTAGATTTTACAATAGGAACACTTACATTTGATGCTGATGCCAACGTAACTGTCACTTCCGCAGGCTCTTTGACAGGTGCTGTAGGAAGCACAGTAGCTGGACTAAAAACACCAGTAGATGTCACTGGTATACAAATGACAATAACCAATGCTGGAATAAATCTAATACAGGGAACAACTGAGGTAGTTTCTGGTCAAACTATGGCAATGACTCTTGGCACACATGCTGAGATTCCAGGTCAAATTATAGGGACTGGAGGTTTACAATTATCTAGTGCTATTGGATCTGTTACTGCAACTGGAACTGCAGGGATTGATGTTACTGGCATCCAAATGACAGCAACAGTGGGATCGCCTAATATAACAGCTTGGCAAGAAGTAGATTTAGGGGTATCTAATACTTGGACAGAGGTTGATTTGGCTGCATGATAAAGGTATAATTAAAACAATTTAGGAGAAAATTTTTATGGCTTCAAGTTACTCAAGTGATTTAAAACTCGAACTTATGGTTACTGGTGAAAATGCCGGTACATGGGGTGACAAAACAAATACAAATTTAAATTTAATACAACAAGCAGTTGCTGGATTTGAACAAGTAACATTATCAAGTGGTGGAACTTTAGCTCTAGTAATGAGTGATGGTGCTGCGTCTAACGCAAGAAACATGGTAATTAAATTTGCTACAGCGTCTATTGCTGCAAGCACAATTTGTACTATCCCAGATTCAATAGAAAAATTTTATATATTTGATGCAACAGGTTTAACTAATCCATCAAACCTTACAATTAAAACTGCATCAGGAACAGGATTTACATTAGACCAAGCAAAAATTTATGCTGCTTATTCTGATGGTACAAACTTAAAAGAAATTTCATTAGATACACTAGGCGGAACAGTTGCTGCTGCAAATATTACAGGAACTATCGCAACTGCCCAAATCGCTGATGATGCAGTTACTTTTGCAAAAATGCAACATACAACTACAGCTAACAGAGTTTTAGGTGCTGCTTCTGCTGGAGCCATTGGAGAAGTACAAGTTGCAACTGATATGATAGCTGATGATGCGGTAACAGCTGACAAATTAGCAAATACATCTGTTTCTGCAGGAAGTTACACTCTTTCATCTATTACAGTTGATGCACAAGGAAGAATTACTGCAGCTTCATCTGGAACTGCGGGATCATCTGGAATTAACGAATTATTGAGTAAACCAGGACCAGCGTCTGGAACTATAACAGCCTCAGCACCAGCAACTGAATTATTAATTTACGCTGCTTCAGGTGGAGGAGGTGGAGGTGGCCCAGCACCGAGACACAATCCAAATAATGGTGGAGCTGGTGGAGCTGGATTATTCGGTTACTATCAAGTGCCAATAAGTGCACCGTTCTCACAACCATATGCTGTTGGTGGAGGTGGATCGGGTGGAAACCCAGGAAATTATAACGGCCCTTCTGGTGGAGGAGGTGGAGCCACATCTATTACTAACGCTTTTAACATCAACGGTGGAAACGGTGGTGGTGGCGGAGGGGACTATAATAACGGAAGTCCTGGAAGTGCTGGAAGTGCCTCTGCTACAAACTTAGAAGATTCTGCAAACCAAGGTAACCCATATAGAATAGTAGATGGTCAATGTGGTAAAGCAGGAGGAGTAGCTGAAGCTGGAATAGCTGGTGCATTAGTAGTTTATGAAAGGTAATTAATTATGGCTAAATACGGATTATTTGATATTGAACATAAATATTTAAAATTTATTGCTGAGGATGAAACTGAAAGAGATTTAATTTTAAGTTACAATCCATGTTGTAAAGGAATCACAATAAGTGATGCACAGTTTGAAAATGCAGGTAACTATAATCTTCAACTAGATATTGATGATAGTGATAATGTTGTTGAGTCTGCAATGGAAACAGCTATGTATGCTGCAGACGATTTAGCGACATGTAAATCAGACCAAGAAGTTTTTACAAAAAAATGGACAAGATCAATT